ACACCCAATGAGCTAGAAATGTAAGAGGAACTTTCATAATACATATACTTTTCAAAAGAATCAAGATTGTTTTTTATATCCTGTATTTTGTGATGGAATTTATTTAAATCAGGAGACGAACCACTAACTCCGATGTAGGATGCGCTGGAAATTTTGTGTTCTTCTATATTCTTAAGCTTTTTCTTAAAATTTCTAATCCTAGCCTCAACCGAACTAAAATTTATAAAGTTCTCATACCTAGAGTAATCTGTATTTATTTCAACACTATCTAGACTCTGACTTAAATAGTTGTTCCTTAATTCGTTAGAAATGCTTGTATCATCAGTTAGTATCTCAGTTTCATTTCTGTAAGGTGTTGTTCTACGCTGTACAGGACTCTCTACATTATTTAAATCAGGACTCCGTAAAACTAAATCCGGCTCCTCTTCAGGAATAAAATCAATTATCTGAACTTTCTCCTCTAATGCATCTGACATTTCTTTTACAATCGTACACTCATCAAGTGATGCCACTGTAGTTGGAAGAGGTTCGTATAATTTGTAAACTACTGAATATGGAAAAACATTAACATTTGTTCTGTCTTGTTTAAAGTTAGTGGTTAAAAACAACTGATTATCAAATTTAAGATATGTTCTAAAATCTCTTGGATTGTTAATTAGATGAGTAACTTTGAAGCTATCAAATACTCCAGGATTGGAAATATCAAATACAGTAGTTTCTGAATCTTGATCTTCAACTCCAATTAATTCTGCCTTTTCCTTAAAAGTTCTGTCTACATTTATAAATAATCCATCAGAACTTACATCTATTATCTGAGCGGTGTATGGTCTCTGAACCGGTATGGTTTCCGATTGGTCTTTTAAAGTAAAGTCCATATACATATTGTCAACATAGACAACACCTTGATTACTACCACCAGCTTGGTTACCATCTATTTGAAGCCACCATTTTTGGTCAAGTATCCAATCACTAGGAATCGGAATCTCTACACTAACATTTTCCCACACACCAGGTTGACTTGGTTTTGCTAAAGCCTTAACTTCAGCTGTAGCATGATAATCATATCTTGGTGGGCTTGGAGATTGGGATCTCCATTGGTATCCATCCCATATCCATAAACCTTCAGGACTTTCAACACCAATCTTCAATGGGTTTACATCGTAATCTAAAATTGCTGTTCCGTTATCATATATAGGAGATATAGTAGAATCTATAACATTCCCATCTTCATCTTGAATACCATAGTTTGTAGCTCCTGGATTCCTAACACCAAAGGTTACCGGCTGATGACCATTTTGAAAATTCATAACCACACCACAATTGTAAAATACTGTGTCCAAATTCTGTATAGAGTCGAATCCAGCAAGAGTATCATTTTTATGTTTGAATACCTGGTCTCCTATTATCGCAGTAAAATTAGTCCAATTAACAGCTGCTGAACTTCTTGGAAACATTACATCTGGAGTCTGAGTTATTGAGAAGTAGCTAGATATATCTCCTGGTGAAGTGTCATTAGAATCAAAGTCTGAATTTCTTATATCTCCTGTATTATCTGTTAATGTATGAACTCTACCTGCAAGAATAAAGAAGTAATTTAGAGAAGTTCCGTTTCTTTTAAAAGTAACTTCCATATTACCACCAGCTTCAAGTAGTTCATCGTTAAAACTTTCGTTTAAATCTTTTATGTATGAAACACCTTCTATATTAGCTCTGCTAGAATTTTGTACTACCTTAAAGCTACCATCACCTTTTTTCATCTGAAAGAATTTGTTTGACCTTTCATGCCCTCTTCCATCATTGTAAAATATATAGTAGTAGTCAATTTCAACTATAGTACCTACTCCAGCAGATGCCTGAATTTTTCTAACCCTCGTAACAGAAGTGATACGACCATTCTCAAATATATCATCGAATAAATCTCTCTCTATACCATCATCCGTTCCTAAAACTTTTCTTATTCTAAATATACTACTTTCTGACCATTCCTCAATAGTTCGTAACACTATCTCTTGATTATCCGTATTGTAACCAAATTTTGTTGTCCACACCAAATCGTCTTTGAATAAATCAGCATTTTCACCACCTCTAGTTGTACCTGTTTGCCAACCTAAGTTCTGTCCTTGAGCTGTGGTTCTTCTATAATGTGACCTAGCGATAACATCCTGATTCCACTCTGCTTGTGGATGGTAGTTAATTGCTGATGGATTGTTTACAGTTCCAGCCGGCGCTATAGGCGAATTATTACCACCACCATTATCAACCCACTGGTTTCCATTCCATACAAATAAATTTTCTATAGGAGCTTCACTTAAAGCACCAACAGCGTCATTTCCAACATCAGGTCTCCAGTCAATATAATTAACCGCAGCACCACTACTTGTACTACCTCTAATGTTATCATTAAAACTATCATAAGTTATATCAAAAATTTTCCAAGCACCTAATCCATTCGGCAAAACTTCTTCTGTAGTGTTGCCAACCGAAAAAGTTAGTAAATCAGCAGCACTTAAAGATCCACCATATTGTGATAAAAGGGTTGCAGCATCTCCAGGTGGTTTTGATTCAACTTGAGAGGCTTCACCCGGAGTGTTCGGAACATATTCTGATGGGGGATTATTAGGTGGATTTTGAGGAGAAGGATCTCCATTTGGATCGTACCAACCTTCCAATACACCAAAACCTGGTCCAGGCGGTTCATTTTCCTGTTGTATATCATAAGCATAGTAAAGAGATAGTTGAACTCCTTTGTCATCAGCTGTACTTTTTATATCCATACTTATGTTCACTACATCAAAGTGTTTTACACCCTGACCTAAAAGGTTTGTCATCTGTTGTTCAATTCTCAAACCACGAGACGGTAGGTTGGACGGCCATCCAGCAGTTTCACTTTCTGCGAATGGTTCATTTATATCTGGAAATTTCATACAGACACCGCCGCTAACTCCTTCGTTCTGAACCCAATGTGCATGATATCCAATATGGGGTACTTGTTCCCAAGCAGTTCCTGCTTGTGGTAAAAATCCATCAGTCCAATTTTGTGGTTTTACAGCATCACTATGTAAAGTAGAATCCCACTCATGCGCATCTCCTAACTTTATAACATTAGAGTAGCTGTCGAACTCAAGAACTTCTCCGTTTGGATTTTTTAACGCGTTAACACCAGTTTTTACAGGAACACTTATCTGATTTACTGTGTAACAATTTGGTAAAGTTATTGTTCCTGATTTCATCTGATTTGTAAATCTGAAATCACCTGATACAATTTCAAGTTGTACGCTGTCAACAGGTGATCCTGGTACATTTGAATTGTTGTCTACTCTAAACCCTACTGTAGAACCATCAATGTTTACTTCTTTTATAGAGGTCTGTATGTCTAAGAATTGGTCTGTATACGAACCATTTATCTTTTTAGCTTTTAATCTTACTTCAGTTCTATCTGAAGATACGGCGTCAACCTGATACTTCAAATCTTCTATACCTAATTGTTCAGCTGTATCTGGACTGGTATTATACTCATCCTCAGTTGTAGCAAATATTATTCCATCATCTCTAAGATAGACTCTACTTACATCTGTGTAAACATCCCCAACCTTAGTATCAACTCTATCGGATGTGTGAACTAGAACAGAATTTTCATCACCAGCCATTTTTCTTAGAAAAGTATATCTTACCACAAACTTACCGCTTTGATAACCCAAACTTCTAATATGATTTCCGGGATAAAAATGTATATCAGTATTTACTACATTAAAATTTGATGATGGTAGATTTTTGAATTGTATTAGATTTCTGTTCTCATCAAATAGTTCAAAAAAGGCGAAGTCTCTGTTTTGTTGCTCTCCCCACAACCCATCTTCATAAGGTTCTAAACCAACTTTTTTTTGTTGGAAAGCATTTAGTAATCTTTTATCTCTTGTTGAAAGTTGACTAGCCATTATAATTCCTCAAAATCCCTAGCGATAATATTGTTAATACTCTCATCCTTTTTTAAACTATTAACTTCTGTTTTAAAAACAATCATCGTTGAAGGATCTTGTCTTAGTTCGTTTGTGTAAGGGTTTTCAAAAAGTAAAATAGTGTTAGACTCATCTCTAGCCAAAAGAGAACCATCGTATGCAGAACCAGATATATTTGATTTATTTAGTAAAAACTCTCTTTTTATCAAATATTTTTGTTCATCCTCATCAATTAAATTTTGATACCAAGATAATTGTTGCAATTCTTCTGGTGTGTAAGGCATTTTTTATCTCACTACTTTAAATGTAAAATCATCGTCAAAGTGTTGTATGGTTTCCTCTGTGGTGTTACTACCACTCACAACCCTAAAACAAAATCTATAATATCTTTCAGCTTGCAATCCGTTCATCCATAGGTTGAAATAATTTCCTGTTGAATCACAACTTATCAAAGAGCCAGTTCCAAAAGGTATAATCACATCATCGGTTTGTTCATCTAAAACAGAGTAGTAAGCTCCATCCCCACCAATATTTTCTTTACTACCGCTTGGTAAATACTTTTGTGTCAAATACTCTGAAGATGTATTTGAGAGAGACTTTGTTGGATACCTTCCTCTACCACATAATCTAAACTTTACTCTTGATGTTTCTTTGTACTCCGGCCTTAAATTTTTCATATAAATCAACATATCTTCTAATTCAGTAGAATCTAAACCGCTTAGCGAACCTGTACTCCATTTTGTATCATACCATTCTACTTCTAATTTTGGTGGATAGATTGTATGTGTTTGTCTTGAAAAGAATTTAAAATTACCTAATCTATCTTGACTTCCTTCATCCGTATTAGCGTCTGTATTTCCAAAACTACCACTTCTCTTAACTATAAATCCTTCGTTTGGGTATGTACCATCCAACCATTTATTTACAATCGGAGTTACATCCATTCTCATATCAGAAGTCTCAAATTCGAAAGATTGTGAAGCATAAACATCAGAAAACCAAGCTCCTCCTGATGAAGAAACTTGAGCATGTGAGCCGGATAACCAATAACTTTTCTGAGTTTCACCATCCCTAAAATTCCAACTAGCACCTTCAGATGTTGCTGGACTATCCGCAAGAAATCCTTGTCCCTCTTGCCAACTTTGACTCACAGGATATGCCCATAAAGATTGTGTAGTGCTTAGATTTTGTGAGTTCGCATCATACATATTCAAATAAAATTTAGCATCTGTTGAAATCAAACCGCTGTGCATAGACTGAGAAATTTCAGATAAATCGAATTTTATAAGTATGCGGGAAACTTTAATGTTACCGCCAGATGTACTCATAGTTTTTTGTATCTCTAATATCTCATCAAGTCCTGTGTTGATACTTCCGCTAGATTGAAAAAGGGTTGTATCTATATCAGGAAAAATAAAATAATGCATTAATTATCTCCCGTTGAGTCACCAACCACTCTACCTTCAATATCGGTTGACGAAAATTTTAATTCAAAACAACTAGGGTCTAGGGATGGATAAACCACTCCATCTCTTGTAGCCTCATCAATATTGTAAACATTTCCAGAGTATCCTCCTGATTTCAAATATTTATTTTTAATTACAACTGGAAGTCCTTTTGGATTATCTTCTTCCGGTGGAACCACAGCAGATACTCCATCACATAGAGATATCTCATATGCTAAATCAGCAGCCACAATCGGCTGTGCTATTTGCCATTTATCTATATCAAAAAATTCTTTTACCTTCTGTATAGCTTTAAGAAGAACCTCTTCCTTATTGTAACCAGCCTGAGTCAAAATATTAAAAGATACTCCTATGTTAATTACAAAAGCATCTTTGATGTTTACAGCATCAGTAACCATTCTAAATTGTGTTAGGTAAGTCTGTATATTTTCTTTAACTGCTTGGTTTAAATTCACCAATCGTTTACTAGCATCATATCCTAAAACATATAAATTAAGAGCTAGGGGATTCACAATTCTATCCTCAGAGTTAGCGCCTGATTGGCTATCCAATTGAGTATCTTGAATAATGTAAGCTTTTGCTACATTACCAAATCTAGCTGGTAGTGAATACACTCTTGTTATGTAATCTTCCTTAGTAACTGCTCTAGATTGTGCTTGAAAGTAAGCTAAAGCGTTATTTTTAACTTCAATTATGCTTTCCGGACCTCTACCTCCCGTAGCGGGAATCGAATTATTTAAAGCAACGGAAGATTTAGTTGCAGCTAGTAAACCAGACGATAAGCCAGATTCATCAATTTCTATTTGGGTGTTAATCATAGTTTTTATAGAGTCCGATGCTATATTGTGGTCAATCCCACCACCATGTCTATACCTTATTGTTAAGGTGGTATTAGATGGTGCTTGTCCATACGCTTTCGTTTTCAAAAAATTAGAAGGATCAAAAGCCTCACCTAATTTGGATGGTGAGCCTGGTAAAGAAGAACCAACCTCATCTGGATTTGGAACTATCTCCTCATCAGGACTATCCGATGTACCAGCGCCAAATCTCATTTCTGTCCTCCCGTCTTCTCTGATAAATGTCGTAAATCTTCTTGATGTCTTTAGAAGTTTTAATAAATAAGGAGCTTGGTCAGCCTGCGTATATAGTTGGTCATCAGTTCTAACATCATTTATTTGGTCTACAAAAACAGTATCTTGCGCTAAAAAAGGAACCTCATGCCACCTATTACCATCACTATCTAAGCAAGAAATTATTTCTGTCACATCTGGCTCAGATAAAGCGATTCTTTTATATTTTTCAGCAGAACCTATTGTTACATATTCTGTTTTTAAATCACCACTTACAACTTTTACAGATTTCTTCAGTAAATATGTTACAGGAATATTGTTATTACTTTCGTATATACTAATTTCCATTGGGTCGTTTGAACTTGAAAATTTAAAATTAACATCATCGACTGAGAGAAAGTTAACACCTGTAACAGATTGTACTTGCATATTTTCTCTAAATCTTAAAGCATAATTTAAATCTGGCTTTGTGGTGTAACTATCACCTGTACCTGAAGTGATAGCAGGAACAGTTTGAAAAAGATCTAAATCTGTAACTGCACCTGTAGCTAACTTTGGTTTATATCCCAAAGCCTGCGCCATATTGTAAACAGTTCTTTTCTCTTCAGCAAATGCTAGTAAACTTTCCTTAAATTGATTATCGATATAGTAAGAAAGAACATCGCCGACATAAGCAGCCATTTCTATAAACATCATACCAGGCGAAGCTTCATTAAAGTCGTTAAACTCATTTGGAAAATATATTTTAGTAAACTCTATTAGATTTTCTTTAAAAGATGCAAAGTCTTTATTTAAATATCTAACTTCTTTTACCGAATTTTTAGTTACTGAATATGGCATTTAATTTCTCCTATTAGTAAGAAGCACTTTGCATCTCACCCGAAATATCATCTTGATAATTTTCTAAATCAATATTTAATTGTTCTAAAGATGTTGGGTCTGTGTTTATTCCAAAAGTTACCTTAACATTGACAACTGAATTGTTTAATTCTGAAAATTTAGTCTCTACGTTTTCTACTTTAACAAAAGGTAACCATTGTTTTATAGAAGAACGTATGGCTTCCTCCATCCTACTTTCTACATCTCCTTCTAATTCAAACAATACAGCGAACAAATCGGATCCAAACAATGGATTTCCTAATCTTTCACCTTTTTTAGTTAGCAAAAGATTTTTTATGTTAGATTTAGTTTGCTGTAGAGCTGTTTTAGTTCTAGTGAAGAAACCTTTCGAATTGTGATTTAAAGGAAATCCAACTCCTATGTATGTGTCCTCATCTAAATCTTTTTCTATTTGACTCATTACTTACCATCTCTCTTTTTTAAAGCGTTCATTACACCTCTATAATCTTTTGTTAATGCTCCCATAACTTCCTCAGGAACACTCTCTGGATTTACACCAGCCGCTTGAGCGGTTTGAGCCGCTCCTATCTCTCTTCTAACTTCTTCGTTACCACCCATCATATTTCCATAACCTATAGCTTCAGCCATTCTAGAAGAATCAAAAGTTTTTCCAGTCATTGTTGGATACTCATCATACTCATTTTTCTGTGCAGTTTCGTTTAGTATCTTATTTAGTACTGGGTTTTTAGTATAACTTATGTCTTTAGGTTTAGACTTTTTAGGAATAGGTTTGGGTAGTACTTCAGGCACACTATTAGTTTTCTGAGATACAGCTTTTACTCCTTCACTAATAAATATCTTATTAACCTCTTTTTTTACCTCTTGTCTTACCATTTCTCTGATTAAAGTAACCAGCTTACTTGTTTTAGCCATATTTAACTCCTATTTGTATATAAATATATCGTTTTCATATTAATTACCAATACTGTCTTTCATAGCTCTTTGTGCTATAGCTTGTGATATTCTGTCTAACGACCGACCACAAAAATCTTCAAACGTTGACACAACAACTGGAGCAACATTGAGAGCATCTTTAGCATCTTTTTCCTCCTCTTCTGCCTTTTTGATAACTGATTCTTGAAGAAATCCCAAAGCCGCAGAAACTGGATTTAAAGAAGCTCCTATCACACTAGCTTTTCTAGTTGCTTCTGCTGCTTTTCTAGCAGCTTCTACTGACCTCTGTAAAGCTTCTACTGTTTCTATAGCTATCGTAACAGCAGCTATAACTTTTAGAGCGTCTTCTATAAATTTTCTTACTTTTTTAACATCGCTAGGTTTACTTTTTCCACTTCTAATATCTCTACAAATACAATCTACCTGATGGTCTATCTTATCGGAATTTTTATTTATTTCTCTTCTAATAACATCTCTTATTCTATCACCTATTATAGCCATAACATC